CAGCCTGTTCAGCAGTCGGCACAGGATGGCGGCTGGCTGCTTGGCAGACCTGTTTCCAGCAGGGAGGAATTTCTGGCAATACCGTCAGACCTGTACGGAAGACCGACTTACTGCCCAGACTTGCGCAGCGGCGTGATCTACTGCAAGCGGCTGAACCCGGACACCTGCGAATCCTATGTGCAGGAGTTCTACAGCCCGGAAGCGTGGCGGCAGATACAGGCGCAACAGGCACAGCAGACCGCTGCACCGACACAGCAGTATGTGCCTATTGAAGAGTATAACGCCCTCGTCCACCGTCTGGATGAACTGGAAAAGTGGCAGAAGAGCTTTTCTAAGCCCGCTACCGCTACGAAGAAAGGAGAATAACAATGTCCTCTCCGTTTGATCTGATTACTCACAGCCCTATCATGCAGCTTGCAAATCTGGCTCGCGCCGGACAAAACCCGATGGGGCTTATCCAGCAGTTAAGCGGGCAGAATGCTCCTATCATGCAGGGGCTGAACCTGATTCAGGGCAAGAACGAAGCGCAGCTCCGAACGATGGCGCAGAACCTCGCCAAAGAGCGCGGCATCGACCTGAACCAGCTGGCAAGCGTCCTGAATTTGACGCTTCCGAGGTGAGGAGGTTTTACAATGAGCGATTTTGAAAACAGCCATCCCGAAAAAGATTTTGACATCAACAATCTGTGTGGCAATGACAAACTATGGGTTCCTTTGATGCTTGGCTTTATTTTCGGTGCTGCCAGCAAAAAGTGGGATGACCCGGAAGACGAAAAAAGCAATCCTCCAAGCTGACTTAACAATCCTAAAATAGGCATCCCTCTAAGCGAAACGCTTCTCAGTTTTGCGGACTTGACAAAAACCGCATTTGTATGGCTTCGCCCATCGCACACGGCGGTGGGATAGCATAACGCAAAACTGAAAGGAGTTTTGTTATGGACGATTTTGCAACTGGCTATCTGGCTGGGCAGGACGGCGGCAATAACGGCGGTGGCTTTTTCGGCAACGAAGGCCTGTGGGCGGTTATCATCCTCGCTATCATCTTCGGCTGGGGCACAAACGGCTACGGTCGGAACGGTGGTGACAACGGCATGAACAGCTACATCCCCTATCTGGTGGGCACCGGTGCAACCGGTCAGGGCGGCGCAGATACTCGTGCGGCTTTGTCAGAGGGCTTTTACCAGCAGGACACCTCCCGTTCTCTGGCTGGCATCCAGAGCGGTATCTGCTCTCTGGGCTATGACCAGCTCGCGCAGATGAATACCCTCAACTCTGCCGTTGCGGGCGGCTTTGCTGATACTAATCAGGCGATCTGTCAACTCGGCTACCAGAACGCACAGCTCGTGAACGGTCTGGAACGCAGCGTGTCCAACGGCGACAACGCCATCAGCCTCGCCATCATGCAGGAGGGCAACGCACGGCAAGCGGGTCAGACCGCTATCCAGACGCAGCTGGCATCTTGCTGCTGCGAGAACAAGCAGCTCATCGGCGACCTGAAGTACACCATTGCACAGCAGGACTGCGCTACCCGTCAGGCTATCGCAGACAACGCCCGTGCCATCGTGGACAACTGCAACGCCAACTTCCGCAGCATGATGGACTACTTCACGCAGGATAAGATTGCCACTCTGACCGCTGAGAACCAGAGCCTGAAGTTCGCCGCTTCTCAGGATCGTCAGAATGCGCTTCTGACCACCGTGATGTCCCAGCAGACCGATACCATCCTGAACCGGGTCAACCCTCGTCCGATTCCCGCTTATCAGGTGGCAAACCCCAACGTGGGCGTGAACTGCTGCGGCTGCTGCTAACCTACACACTCCCCGATAACACCGGGTGAACCATCGGGGCAGGGGTAAGACACCTCTGCCCCTGATTTTTTAGGAGGAAACTACTATGGCTTGCAAAACAAGCTGCCGTCTGTGCCCGCACCTCGTCATTTCGGACGCGGTAACGTTCTCCAATGACACGCTGACCATCAATATCCCCGCTGGCGCATACCAGAACGGAGAGAAGTATTGCATCGTGGTCGCTCAGAGCATCCCGGACACGACCACCATCAACGCCCCTGTGGTCATCACCATCGGTGCAGGTACGACCGCATACCCTCTGACCGACTGCAACTGTGCTCAGGCAACCGCCGAGAGCATCCACACCCGCACCCGCTACGCTACCCGTGTGACAACGTCTGCGACCGGCACCGGCACGTTCAAGTATCTTGGCTGTTTCTGCCGCTCTCACGCCGGTGCGCCTGCATCCATTTCTTGAGGAGGTATTAGATTATGGGCAAGACTAATTTTCGCCGCATGATGATGCTCCGCGACCACGAAAAAGACCGTGAGCCGGAACGCGACCGCCTCGAAGAAGAGCGTGACCGCAGGGAACGTGAGCTGGAACGTCGTCTGCGTAAGCTGGAAGATGGCAATGACCGCTATCCTTACTATCCGCAGGAGGAGAACCGCTACATTGACCCCTACCCTATCCCCCGCTACCCTGACGTAGAGTATGGGCGCAAGATGCCGCAGATTGGCTTCTCGCAGAACGGAGACTGGGACAAGCGGTCTGGGCAGTATGAGCATGGCGGTGCGGGCAGCCGCTCCATCAAGATGCCCCGCCAGCACCTTACCCACGATGAAGCGGAGGAATGGTGCGACAGCATGGTGAATGCTGACGGCACGAAGGGTTGTCACTGGACGCTGGAGCAGACGCAGGACGTGGCCAAGCAGCGCAACATCACCTGTGACCCGAACGATTTCTGGGCAGCAATGAATATGATGTACTCGGACTATTGCACGGTCGCTCGGTCGTACAGTGCTGACAATCAAAACTTTTATGCCGACATGGCCGCAGCTTTTCTGCACGACAAAGATGCTGTTCCCGGAAAAATCGTGAAATATCGGGATGTCATTGTGGACGGCTGAAGCCAGACTACTTTTCGACTACTTTTGGAACGCGAGATTGCGTTAGTATGCGTTAGTTCGCGTTAGTATGCGTATCATAAGAAACACACAAAAACCCGCATGACTGCGCAAAAGTCTAGCAGCCATGCGGGTTTTGTTATAGTTGCGCCAGCAGGAGTCGAACCTTTTTCGGGGTTCGTCCTATCATTCTTTTTTTGCTTTTGACTGCTTTTTGACTACTTTTTATCATCTTGGTCGTTATAGTATGCAATCATTTTTTGCGTTGCATCTTTGAGCTTTCGTTCGCGGATGTGTGTGTAGATCTTGTAAGTCGTCGAGATATCAGCGTGACCCATTATTTTTTTGGCTTCCAGCACACCGACGCCTGCGTCGTATAAGTCCGACGCGAACGCATGCCGAAATTGGTGGGCTGTCACTGTAGGCTCCAGCACCAGCGGCAGCGGATTTGCAGAGGATTTTGGGCCCCGGCGGCTGTCTCTATAGCGGGTTTTACTTTTGCTGGGCCGCACAAGGCCTAGCTCGGTGCAGTAGCTGAGCCATCGGCTGTGATACTCTGCATCCGTCAAGGGCCTTGCCATGCCACCGATGACATACTCTGTCGGCTTTCCCCGGCGCGGCTCTATCTCTTGCCTGAGATGGGGCATAAGCGGGATGACCCGGACGCCGTTATTGGTTTTGGGGTCCTGTATTTTGACACCGCCACCTGACCAGGAAACTTTCTTGCTGACATAGATTTTGTTGTTTTCGAAATCTATGTCCTCCCATCGGAGAGCAATCAGCTCACCCAGGCGGCAGCCGGTGTACATCAGCATCCAGGCGCACAGCCCGAACCCTTCGGGATGCGCCCGGAAAAGAGCAAGCTCCTTGTCTGTAGGCGGTTCCCGGATGGCCGCAGGCTTCCCGGCGGGGGGCTTGATATCTTGCATCGGATTGTATGCCGACCCGCTTGCAAGACGCCAGCCGCGAAAAATGCCGCGCAAAACGCTGATCGTGTTCCGGATGCTGCTCGTTGATAACCCCTCATCTTTGAGCGCCTGACCGAATCCGGCTACCATGGCCGGTGTGATCTCGTCCATCCTGCGGCCCGCGAAGTATTTGACGCAGCGGTCATAGTTGGACCTATAAGACGAGTCTGTCCCCTCCTCAATGCGTTTGAGCAGCTTTTCCCAGTAATCTTTGGCGACGGCTTCAAACAATTCGGCTTTGGCGGACTCCTCTTTTCTCTGCATCAAGGCCTCTTTGTATTTTGCCTCGGCCTCGGTCTTTGTTTTGCCGTAAAATACCTTATATTTTCCGTCCGGCATTTTGCGCTTGACTTGATATCGTCCATCCGCGCGCTGGCCTTTTCTACTTTTTGGCATCTCGTGTATCCTCCATGTTTTTTACGGAATAAGCATCCACGCCCTGGAGGGCTGCTTTCTGGCCGCAGTCGCGCGCCTGGCGCACAACGTCCATGACCGGCTGTGTTCCGTTCGGGTCGGGGTCGGTCTTCGTCGACTGCGTCATCTCATAGTGGCCGATGATGGCATTGACGATGGACACCCGGTCCCGCAAAGGAGTGTGTAAGTTTGCCAGCACCTCCGTCAGCACCCCCATCGGGTCGGAGCCGTGATCGCCATAGTAGAGGTACAGCCAGCCGTCCACCTCGTAGTTGGACATCTCATCCACGGCGGCGTGAAGGATCTGGCGCTTCTCCTCGGTGGAGATGTCCTCTTGTAAGTAATCGAGCAGACCGGGATAGATACAGGCGTCCATGCAGCGCCGGGCCGGGATGCTGCACGCTACGCACCAATTGATAATGTCAGCCAGCGTCACAGGGGATGTTCCCCGCTCCCTGCTGGCCACGGTCGGCTTGCTGATTCCAAGCCGTTTTGCCAGCTTTTCCTGGCTGAGCCCGGCTTTTGCCCTTGCCATTTCGAGCGCTTTTGCCACTTGCAAGTCATACTCGTTCATAATTGCCTCCTTTTTACCGATTCGACACGATATTGCGTATAGATTCCTTTCCATCTCCTATGATATAACAATTATGTAAAAAATTTCCATCGCAGGAGGTAAAAAATTATGGCTGCTATTATGTATGTACCCGACGATATGGAGATCATCGACGGGATGCCCGCATCAAAACCAAAAGACCCGGATCGCGTCCGGGCCCCGTGGGAGGAATGACTATGCCAACTGATACCATGCTGCTGGACTACGTCCGAAACCGCACACTCAATCTTGTGTACACGCTATCCAATTATGCCGCTGATCCGGACGTCTACGGCGAGCTGCTGCGCATTGCCCAGCAGGCCAAAGACGACGCTGACTCCGGCATTGACCCCGGCGACCGGCTGGATTGCATCAATGGCCGTGTTGTCGAGCTGTGACATCTTCCCCGTCGTCAGCCCGGCGGCGGGGAATGATTTTGTGTCCACTGTGGACACCTTCACAAGCTTTTTTCTAAGAGCTGAGACTTTTTCGCGTTATATTCTTCTTCAGTAATCGCACCCATATCCAAGAGCCGCTTAAACTTCAAAAGTTCATCTGCAACGCTGTTGACACGTCCGTATGCAGATTGTGTCTGTGATTTCTTTTCCATGCAGGCCTTCAGCAGAGCGGTCATCCCGGCGGGATACGTCTGCGCTGACAGAGTCTTTTTGCCAAAAGGAAGCTCAAAAGAAATCGTTATATTTTCCTTGCCCTTACCTTTTCGAGTCTCTGTTTTTGCTGTAGATGCTCCCACGATCGCGCCGACTGGGCCGGCAATGGCTGCGCCGACCACGGCACGACCGATTCCGCCTTTGGTCTGCGTGACGGTGAAATCTTCCGAATCTGACTCGTAACCGGATACTTCGTCAAAGGCGTAGATCATGCGAGGGCCTTTGTCTCCGCTTCGACGACCAAAATAAAAGAGTCCGTTTTCGTCGTCCACAGAAACATAAAGTGAATCTGCATCATAAAGAGAATCTGTTTCCTTAAACTGTTTCCGGCGTTTTTCCTGGACTGCCCAAAAATCAGCCAACTCTTTTGTCGAAAATTTGGACGCCTGAAATCCGACCTTTGAATAGAAAAAGTTCATGCAGCTGGAACAGATCAATCCGTCCGCGCTTCTTTCCCGATTCAACAGGCCCATTTTTCCACCGCAAACAGGGCATAAATTTGCCATAACTTGTCCTCTTCTCTTTGTTAATAAGCAATTTTTACAAATTTGCTTCCTAATTTATGCGATTCGAGGTTTTCCAAAACACGTTTTTGAACATTCGGAGATACGGCCATCAAACTTTCATAAGCATCTAAAACCTTTGTGATTGCTTCGCGGTCGTTTTGATAACTGCTCATTTGGTAATCGTATTGGGAATCCGAACCCTTAAAACGATAAACAGCTTTTTTGGCTGAAACTGATTTTTTTAGCATCTCAATTTCCACCGGGTCGGCTATTTCGTCGCGGACTTCCCAAACGGTGGTATAATTTGATCCAATTTCTTTCAGAACTTTTTGACTGGACTCTGTATTGAAATACTTTTTGTAAACTTCTCCATCCACGGAGTAAACAATGCTATTCCAGAAAATCCAGTTTCCTCCGTAATAAGTGTATATCAGCCGAATTGGCTGAATTTCATCATTTTTTACGCAAAAATACGGAAGAATAAAAGTTGTTTGCGTTGACAAAGGCCATTTGCTCCAATAGTAAATATCGAAGTTTTCTACATCATCATGCTCTTTATAAAGACTTTTTCTTAGTTTTTCGGTTAAATATTCAACTTGCAAATCTTCCAATTCCTCGGTGGCGAGCTTCAACGTTTCATAATTGGAAACCATGGCTTTCCACTCGTCCGGAAGAGAATCATAAGCACCCTGTGCGTTTGCAATTGCGGTAGCGCTTTCCAACGTGATTGGTCCGATCTGATTGATTTGTGCTTCCACCTGTTCCGGAGTAGTGACCTCGTTTTCCTTCTCCAACTGCGCCAGCGAGGTGTACCCGGCGGGGCTGAGTGCCATTGTAGGCAGGGCAGCACCGGCCAGAGTTGCCGCAATGCACAAACCTGCAACCATCGTTTTGCCAATTTTCACAAGTTTCATGATTCTTTCTCCGTTCTCTTGATTTTTTATCATCATGGTTGTAATATAAAACCATGAAATACAACTTAAAGGAGTGTTATGAATGTCTGACAACGAATTTTTGGCCCTTTTGCGGGAACATCCGGAACTTTGGGAACTCGTACTGCGTACCCTTCAAGGGTTTGAAAAGGCCGTTGTCTGACATCGCGGTTGACCTTTTTGCTTCAAGTCCATATAATGACGGTAGTGCGAATGTTTATTCACTTTCAGAAAGGAGAACTATATGCTTGATGCTCTTCGAGAAAAACTTTTCCCCCAATCACCTGAACCTGTTCCCTCGGCTATTACCTGCGGAATCACAGGGGGGATGCACACTTATCGGATTTCGCTGCGCGAAGAATGCAACAACCCTTCGGAAGTCGCTGAAATCGTAGATGCAGTGATTCGCATGATGAAGGAAAAAAAAGTTTCTTTGCAGACTGCCATGTATCTGCCCGAAGCCTTGCACGATGAGCTCGAAAAGAGCTTTTACATTCAGGTCTTTACAAGCATTTTGGCACCGTTACCGAACGATGGTGACGATCAGCGCGACGATGGAAACGGCCAAGGCCAGAACTGACAGTGTATTTGCAAACCGCAGCTCGCTTTTCCGGCGGGCCAGATATTGCAGATACAGTTTTCCGTTTTGCGAGATTTTGTATGTGCCTTTCGGGCTGATTCCATTGGAACAGTCCGGCTCATAATCGACCAGGCCCAAATCGCATAAACTTTTAAGCCTTGTCGGCCAATCGCCGGTATTCTCTACCGTTTTTTGCGAAAGCAGGCGCAGATCTTCCAGCTCTTCGGGAGACAGCACCAGCGTCGAAAAATCCGGGATGTCCGCATGGTCCACGATCCTCATCCTTCTTTCTTGCTGCTCTCCAACACGGCCAGCGCGGCGGCTTTGGCTGCTGCACGTGCTTCCGGTGTTGCACTCTTGTAAGCCACTTCAATGTCGGCCCATTCTCTTTCGAGCTCGCCTTGCCCGGCGGGCTCTTTTTTTGTGCCCATCAGCTCCTCGACCGAGATGCCAAAATAATCGGCGATCTTCTTGCGGTTTTTAACTTGCGGTAAAGCGCCGTTTTTCCAACTTGTCACAGCGGAACGCTTAAAGCCCAAATCTTCAACAACAACTGTCGGTGATTTTTCGATTTTCTCGCACTGATTTACAAAATTACGCCAAAACAAAAATACCACCTCCTTTTTGTTCAACTTGCCAAATATCGAACTTTGCGTTACTTTTTGAGTAAAAGTTCTTGAAAGTCCGTTAAAGTTCGATTATAATAGTACCGTACTCAAGAGCGAGTCCCTATCCCAGACCGCTTGAGTGCTCATGGGTTCTTCCTGAATGCTGCTTTGCGTTTCAGATGATGCCCCCTACCGCGCGACGGGCCTCAGCCATAGACCCGAAACGACCGCAAAAACGCCGTACCTCGTTTTTGCGTATACCGCCCCCATCTTGACCGTGGGGGACGGTCACACATTGCCGAGATTTTGGGCGCATGTGATCGAGTGTAATTGATTCCGCAAATCTATTATAACCCGATTGCACCCGCTTGGCAATGTTTTTTGTGGTCAAAATACGAACAATTATTCACAGGTGAGGTGGAAAAAAATGCAGACAACCGTTACGCCGGAGTGGGAATGCGAGGTCCGGAAGCGGATGAAGATTCTCGGCGTGAAGAATTACACCGTTTTGGCCGAGAAGACCGGATACAGCGAGAGCACCGTCCGGAAATACATGTGCGGCTGTTATACCAACGACAACCCCCGCGTGGGAATCGAGCAGGCGCTTGGGATGAGGTGACAAAATGGCAAGGAGTGCAATATTTGCCTGTTTTATGTGTTTTGTCGCGGGCGGATGCCTCGGCATCTTTGTGATCGTGGGTGCTTCCCGCCCCCAGAAGAAGGTTTTGCTGGGCTGGGTCGCCTATCTGCTTGTGGTTCTGGCCCTGGCTTATCGAATCGGAGGTGCATTGCTGTTATGACCTGTTACATTTTTGCGGACCTGTTGGTCCTGCTGGGGCGCGATGCTTATCACGCCCAGATGACCGAGACGCTGTTCCTGCTGTTCCTGCTGGCACCGATCGTGGCCGGTGCGCCGTACCTGCTGGCCCGGTGGGACGCATACAAGCGCGCTGACAACGCCCGGCGGCGGGCGGCGCAGCGGCGGCGGATGGAAAGGATGGCGAAGTGATATGGGCGCTCCAGGAAGATACACCCGCATCTGCGAGGACTGCGGGGTCGTGATGGAGAATGTTGGTGCAACGCGCCGGTTCTGCCCGGGGTGTCTGGCCAAGCGCAGCGCGGAGAAGGCGCGCAACGCCGACCGCGCCAAGCGGGCCGAATGGAAAGAGTGGGAGGCTCAGAGGAGAGTTGAGCAGGAACTTCGAAAGGCGTTCCCGCATCCGCAGAAGCCGACCGCAGAGAACAGCATCCAGGCTGTCAATGCCCGCGCGGAAGCGGCTGGCCGCTCCTACGGCCAGCAGGTGCTATTTGAACGCAGACAGAAGGAGTTGAAAGACCGTGGCGAAATCTAGCCGAACCGAAGCGTGGCACGACAGCTACAAGGCCATTTTTGGCCGGTATGGCTGCATCCGGCTGACACTGGAGCAGGTCAGCGTGTGCATGGGGATCCCGGCTCGGTATGTGCGCAAGCGCTACCCGGACGGCTGGGCCAACATGTCCGGCGGCGAGGGCAGGGGCAAGGGAAACACCATCCGGCTCGATGTCTTACTTGACCAGGAATTTGGAGTGTATTGATGGAGGACAAAAAATGGAAGCAACGAACCCTGTGATGACGAACGATCTTTCCCCGGCGGGTGATCCGCTCAGGCCGCTCGGCCCGGAAATGATCTCCCAGATGGTCAAGGACAGCGTGGAGCGCGGCCAGCCCAACCGGGAGCTGTCCACGGCGAGCAGATACCTTCTGCTGGCCGCAACGAATATTTGCGAAGAGGCATTCCGGAACGTTTCCGGCTTCCTGGACCACTTCCAGAGCGACGAGGCCGAGTATTGGGCGCTGGACGCAAAAAAAGCTATGGATCAGACCCACCGTGTGCTCAACGTCCTCGCCGAGATCGAGGGGCTGGATATCCCCTGACCCATCCCCACCACTGGCGGCAGGTGGTAAAACAAGAGCCGCTGCCAGCGCGAAAGCGTAAAATAGTTTGAAACATAAAAATGGAGGTACTGCATCATGGAGAAAGACAAAATCATTGTTGACGGAGTGGAATATGTTCGTGCTGACAGCATCCAGAGCAACGCTCTGGCGACCGAACTTGATGGGATGCCCTACTGCATGGTCCGCACTTACAGCGCTGGTGTATTTTCTGGGTATCTTGAGAGCCGCGAGGGCAAGGAGGCAACCCTTCGCAATGCTCGCCGAATCTGGTATTGGGATGGCGCTGCAACTTTGTCTCAGCTGGCCACGGATGGAACCAGCAAGCCGGAAAACTGCAAGTTCCCGTGCCCGGTTGATTGTGTGATGCTGACCGAAGTGATCGAAATCATTCCCATCACCAAAAGGGCTAAAAAGAGTATTGAGGAGGTTGCCGTATGGGAAATGTAATTAACGTCTATGGAAACGGCTCCGGCAATGGCTCCGGCTACGGCTCCATCTACGGCAACGGCTCCGGATGCGGCTGCGACGAAGGCTACGGTTCCGGCTCCGACCGCGGCTACGGCTCCGGCAATGGCTCTGGCTACGGCTCCATCTACGGCTCCGGCAATGGCTCCGGCTTTGGCGACGGCAACGGCAACGGCTCCGGATGCGGCTGCGGCTGATTTATACAACTCCAATGATGGCAGGAGGGTAAATAAAAGCCATTGCCAGTGCGAAAGCGCAAAATATTTTTAGAAACGAGGTATTGAAAATGAGCTGTGAAAAATGCAGATCGAACGAACATCACACGTTCCGGCGCGAGTATAGCCGCGACGCCAAGGAGATGGGCCGGGCCATGTACAACATGTTGCTGAACGGCCCGCTGGACAAGTCGCGGGCGGTCCTCACCGTGCAGGAAACGCGGGACGCCTGCTCCTATTGCCGCTCTCTGGTCGAGAAGGACATCCGGCTGTTGGTGTACTCCTACAACCCGGATGCTCCTGCTGACGCGGATGACGTTGTGCACGAACCCACGGTCGGCGAAGTGACGCTCTGAAAGGACGGTCAAGATGCCAACAAAATCTAACTCCCGGCGGCGTGGGCCGTCTGCGGGCGTTTCTGGCGGGGTTTTGTCTGAGCCTATCAGTTTCCCGGTCAAGGGCCCGAAAGCCCGCGAGATCAAGCCGGAGGAGTGCGTGGTGCGCGTTATTGCTGCCTGCGAGGATGGAATCCGCGTTGTGGTGCTCCCGAAGGAGTCTGCCGTGCGGGACATCCTCAACGAGACATACGGCCCGCTGGGCTGGGGCGACTCGTACTACTACACCAAAAATTGGTGGAGATGCCAGCTCGAAGTGCTCTCCCCTGTCAATGGTCTTCCGGTGCGGAAGGACGCTGGGCCGATGTGCCTGCCCTCCGCCGATGTGGACCGGATGCAGGAAAACACCAGCTTTCTCCGCGCGGCGGCACTGTTCGGCGTCGCGGAGGACGTGATGGACCTGAAGCCCATCGCCCTGAAGAGCGAGCAGGTCCCGGTGGTGAAGGACCAGCACGGCGTATGGCGCGCGGCGGAAAAGCTCACGGTGGACCGTTTTGCCCGCGCTGAAGACGGACACATCCACATGGTGCAGTTTGCACTGGCCAGCGGGAAGAAAGTCTTATGGGACGAGGCGACGTTGTAGGAAGCCTCCCGGTCGTCTATGACCCAGCCCGGCAGCAGATCGTTGTGGAAAACTCGGCGGAATTTGTGAAAACACAGATCCGCCAAAAGCTGGACGATCTGGCACATGGCTCTCCGCTGCGGCTGACGCTCACCGTGGAGCGGCAGCGAAAAAAACGCTCGCTGGAACAGAACCGCATGATGTGGGCGCTGCTCACCATTATGGCTGACACGTACAACGCTGGGAAAGCTGGCGGCACCACCCCGGAAGCCTGCTATATCGAGATGCTCGAAGAATACGGCCTCGAATATGATTTTCTGGAGCTTCCGGTGGCCGCTGTGCCCATCCTGCGCAAGGCATACCGGCTGGTATCCGTGGTAGAGCTGCTGGACAACGACCGCTGCACTGTCAAGGCGTCGATGGGTTCCAGCAGCTTTTCCACCGCTCAGATGACGGCCTTTATCGACGGCATTTTTGACCGTCTGGCCGAGATGGACGTCAACGACCCGAATGTGACACGATATTGGCAGGAATGGCAGGAGGTGCCGAGATGACCAAAAAGCGTTTAATCAAGCTTTTGATGGGCGATTTTGGCTTGCCCAAGCGGGTTGCAACCCAAAAAGCTATCCTTGCAAATCAAAATCACATTCCCTACGAAAAAGTATATTATTATTTTTTTGAGTATCGGCGGTATATAAATTTTGAGGCGTTGAGATATGGCAAATAGCATCATGCAGACCCGGCGGGAGTGTTATGTCTGCCGGATGAAGTACAACGTGTCCACCGTGGACATGCTGGAAGAGCACCATGTGCTCAACGGCCCGCTGCGGCCAGTGGCCGAAAAGTATGGCCTGAAGGTCTGGCTGTGTCACCGGCACCACAACGAGCCGGGATACAGTGCCCATTTTGACCACCACCTTCGACTCGACCTCAAAAAGCAGGCCCAGCAGGATTTTGAGGACCTCTATGGGCACAACCGCTGGATGGCGGAAATCGGAAAGGACTATCTGAAATGCTCAACATTGTAGCGATCATGGGGCGGCTCGTCGCAGATCCTGAACTGCGCACCACCGCAAATGGCACCAACGTGTGCAGCTTCCGTATCGCCTGCGACCGGAACTTTGTCTCTCAGGGGCAGGAACGGCAGGCGGATTTTATCGACATCGTGGTCTGGCGGCAGGCGGCTGATTTTGTCTGTAAGTATTTCCAGAAAGGCAGCATGATCGCCGTGGACGGCGCATTGCAGAGCCGGAATTACAAGGACAAGCAGGGCAACAGCCGAACGGCTGTGGAGGTCGTGGCGAACCATATCAGCTTTGCCGGGCCCAGCAAGAAGCCCGGCGGGCAGGCCGTGGATGACGGCGGCGAAGCACCGCCCAAAGGCTACCGAGAGCCCGCACCAGCATATTCTCAAGGCTCCTCTGATGATTTCGCTGTGATCGACGACAATGATGACCTGCCGTTCTGACCCTCTTGGGGGGGGGGTAACTTGTGAAAAACACTACTAAAAAACAGAGCTATATTATGATCCTCGACTGGATGGTCGATAAGTACAAGCTCAAGGGCAACGAGCTGCTGGCCTACGCGCTGATCTATGGATTCAGCCAGGATGGCGAGAGCGAGTACAAGGGCAGCTTCAGCTATCTTTCCCGGTGGTTGGGCGCCGACCGTGCAACAATAATCCGGGTGCTCAAGCGGCTGGAAAGCAAAGGCCTGCTCACAAAACGGCAGGAACTTGTGGCCGGTCAGATGGTCAACCGGTACGTTGCCGAGGTCCCCGAAGAGGTCCAGAAGACGGTCGAAAGCAAGGACGATGCACCCGAAAATCCGGCGGAATCTCACCCGCCTGACCAGTGGCAAAACGCCACTAGTCGCAAAATGCCACTAGTGGCAAAATGCGACGGGGACCAGTGGCAAAACGCCACGGGGGGTAGTGGCAAAACGCCACCCAGTAATACTACTGGGTATACTACTGGGTATACTACTCCTTCGTGCGCGCGAGGCGCACAAGGGGGCGAACCTACCCCGAAGGATGTTTTCGCGGAGTATGCCGGAACGGACAAGCCTCTGCTGGAGGCTCTGACCCGGTTCGACGCATACCGGGCATCCCGGCGGGGCAAGGCATGGGACGCCCAGGCTGCACGAGCTGTGTGTGACAAGCTCACCCAGCTGGCGGATGAATCAAAAACAACAAAACGCACAGAGTACATGATCGCCAGCATCATGCAGAGCATCGAGGCTGGATGGAGTGTCCTGGATCACCCGAAGAGCTGGGGCGGCGCACCGAAGCTGAGAAAGACAGTGGACCGGCCCGAACCCAGCGGGAACGATTTTTTGAAAAACGCTGCACACCGGCGGTCACTCGCCCGGAAGTGCGGATAGAACAAAAACGGAGGAACCCACAATGAGAAATATGGCTAAGATCGCGATCATTAACCTCAAGGGCGGCGTCGGAAAGTCCGTCACCGCCTGCAACCTGTCCTGCATCCTGGCGGGCATCCATTCCCGGCGGGTGCTGGTCATGGATCTGGACAAGCAGGCCAACACGAGCAAATTTTTCAAGCGGTTTTCGGACACGGCAGACACGATGGGCGACGTGCTGGAACTCAGAGTCAAGCTGCCCGACGTGATCCAGCAGACCGATTTTGACGGCGTTGACATTGCACCAAGCAACATGAGCATGCTGCTGGCCAACAAAAACGTGATGTTCGACGTCCGGCGTCCGCAGGCCGACCGGCTGAAGAACGCCCTCGAACCGCTGCGAAACGATTACGATTACTGCATTTTCGACTGTCCACCCGACATCGACATGGCCACCATCAACGCTCTGGTTGCTGCTGATTACGTCATCATCCCGGTGGATTGCGACGAGTGGGCGCTGGATGGGCTGGCCGAGATCATGGATCAGGTGCGGGACATCCAGCACGGATACAACCACGAGCTTGCCGTGATGGGCGTGCTGGCCACCAAGTATTACCGGTGCCTGTATTCGACACAGGCCATCAATCAGATCGCCCATCTTGATATCCCGGCTTTCCGGAACGAGGACGGCAGCGTGATGCGCATCAACAACAGCGTCCGAGTCAAGGAGGCAAAATCGGCACATGAGCCGCTGTACAAGTTCGCACCCAAGTGCAAGCCTGCCGAGCAGTACAAAAATCTGGCAGTACGTGTGATGCAGATCGTGGAGGGAAAGTGATATGAGCACTGGATTATTGAGCGGGCTTCTGGGTGCACAGCCGTCCACCCCGGCGGGGCCTGGGATGCGGGTGGTCATGATCGACCGCAAAAACATCATTATCAACCCGGACAACCGGAAGATCTATCGCATCGGGGACGTGTCACGGCTCAAAGAGGATATCAAGACCAACGGCATCCGCCAGCCGCTGGAAGTGGTGGAGCTGGATAATGGCAATTACAAGCTGATCGGCGGAGAGCGGCGGTTGACCGCTTGCGAGGAGCTGGCCAAAGAGGGCGATACACGGTTTGAGGCTCTTCCCTGCGTCATCCTCAAGCTCAAGCATGACGATGACGAGAAGATCGCGCTCATCACGGCCAACGCTACCGCCCGCGACCTGACGGACGGTGAACGGCTGGCGCAGTATGAGACGCTCAAGGAGATTTTAACGAGGCGAAAAAGCCTCGGTGGGCTGAGCGGAAAGGTCCGTGATGAGCTGTGCAGGATCCTGGGCTTGAGCACTGGTGCAGCGGCCCGGCTAAACGCGATCTCGGAAAACTGCGGCGATGATACCAAGCGGGAGCTTCAGGCCGGGGAAATCACCCTGATGGGCGCATATCGTCGGGCACAAGAGATTATTGCGGCGCGGATGGCGCAGCAGGAAGCAGCCAAAGCCCCGAAACCAGATAAACCGGTGAACGAAAAGCCGGTCGTGTTCGACTGCAAACCAGAGTCTTCGGTAACGGTACCGCAGAATCCTGATTATGACGAATGGAATCTTCCGCTAGAGTGCCGGTTGGCAGTAGAAGAAGCCCACAAAAAAGCCAAAGAAGCCACGGCAAGCCATGGCATGCCAGAGAAACCCGAAGAATCCCGTGGGAAGGACACACTGCGCAAGCTGGCGGAAAAAGAATTGAGCCAAAAGGCCTTATGGACCTTAGACCGCAATCTGTTTATTTATCGGCTGTATTTTTACAAGCATTCTCTCCCCGGCGGGGCGGAACTGTACCGCATGGAAGATAAGCAGAAGGATGAGCATAAACGATATGCGATCATACTGCAAGATTACGAGTTTTTCACATCCGGCTGGGAAACTTACGAGGAAGCAGTCGAAAGTCTTGTCCGATACCTGAACCTGAAATAAGTGAGGCAGAACCATGAAAGTCCTTATCGCTTGCGAGGAATCGCAGGAAGTTTGCAAAGCGTTTCGTGCAAAAAATCACGAAGCCTACTCTTGCGACATTCAGGAACCATCAGGAGGGCATCCTGAATGGCACATTCTTGGAGATGCGCTCAAGGCTATTGAGGGGGGGCAAATCGTGACGATGGACGGCGTAGAGCATGACATCGGGAAATGGGATTTGCTCATTGCGCACCCGCCTTGCACTTATTTGACAAAAGCCGGCGGAAATAGGTTAGTGATTGACGGCAAAATTCAAGCAGAGCGATATAAAAAAGGATGCGATGCACGAGATTTTTTCATGAAGTTCTGGAATGCCCCGGTGGATAAAATAGCAATAGAAAATCCGATACCAATGAGAATCTTTGGATTGCCAGAATACAGCCAGATCATTCAGCCGTATATGTTCGGAGAGGAATACATGAAAACGACGTGCTTATGGCTGAAAAACATTCCGGGACTGTTCGCCACAGATATCGTTATACCTACGTCGAAATGGGTCTCGTCGTCAGATCATCGTGCGGTGAAACGAAAAGACGCATGGTCTCAAAGTGGCCATAGAACAGCGAAACAGCGAAGCAAAACATTTTCCGGCATTGCAAAAGCCATGTCTGAGCAGTGGGGATAGATAATTTTTATAAAAACTAAGGAGGAACCACAATGGAGCCGCTGACGCCACGAGAATTTCGGAAATTGTATGCTATCCCTTACGACATCGAAAAACGTCAGCGGCGCATTGAACAGCTCGAAGCAATACAGGCTGACGGCCCGCAGAGCGCCTCCGATGTGGTCAAGTCTTCCAGCGGTGAGGGGAACGCCTGCATCCTGAGTCACGCGACCGTGACCGGAACGGACATTTCCTTCACCCGGCGGGAAGATGAGATCAAGCGGCTCAAGCGGACCAACGTCCAGCAGCGGAAAAAGTACATGTATGGTCTGAGCCTTATTGAGAGCTGCGATGACTGCGAGCTGCGGGCGCTGCTCACGGCAGTCTGCACGGAAGGCAAAAAGCCGCAGATCGTGGCAGTCGAGCTTATGGAGAAGGGAATGGATGTTGGTCCTGAAGCCATTCGAAGCCGAGTGGATCGGTGGATTAAGAAGAATGTGAGGTAAGGCAAATGAAAAATTGTCCTGTGTGTGATTTTATTAGACAATCTAAAGACGCTTTGGAAGAACTTGGCGGATATGTGTCCTTCGGGTGCTCTACAATAGCGTGGTATCATAGAGATGATAATCTAATATATTCCATGAACAGTAACGGAACAACTCAACTTTTATATTGCCCTAATTGCGGACTCCCGATAAATGAAATCCAGAGAAATCCAGAGCATCTAAAGGAGACCAATAATGACAGATGAAGGCTTCCGACGGCTTGCAAGTGATTTGAAGTGCGGCCTGATTACTGTGGACCAAATTCGAGCGGCAGGATTAGATCGAGAAGTAAAGGATTATCTGGATTCTTCCCAATACGCCTATATTGAGACTATGAGAAAAGATGACCTTGAAAGAAGAAAAAATTCTGACACGATAAACCCACTGCACTACGAGATGTGCAAAGATTCTTCTGATCCATGCAAAGGCTGCTCAAATCTTACGTCGTTATATGCGGATGATAAAGTTGTTGAGCAATTCTGTGAAGACCGCACCTGCCCCATCTGGCTCAAAGACCATCCAAAAGATAAAATCAAACAGGTCAAAACGCTCACAGTCGAAGAGTGGAGGCGGAAAGTAGCAAAAGAGGAAGAGCCTGCAAACCCGTGTGCGGGGTGCAAGTTCCGGAAGTACCACGATTGGTTAGAACCAACATGGAAAGGACCCTCTGCCCATTACTACGACTGCGAAAATCCATCCTGCCCGAATTGGAACCGGCTGTGGTGGCGAAACAACGATGATGGCTCACCTCTTCTGGATCAGGAACCTATCAAGCTGAAGAGAAAGATTCAACACGCGGCCTATGCGCTGGTAACGTGGATGAACAATGCTATCAGCACAATTTCAGAAGAAATCTAAAAAATATTTCAAAGTATTCAAGTAAAACAGGCAAATTCAGTTCAAATAAGTCATACTTTCAAAAGCGCGTTTCTCGCAGCATCGTAATTCCCGTGCACGAAATGCACGGATTGCAGCAAAACGCACGAAATGACCGAAATGACCGAAATGCACGATTTGACCGGATTGCGCATTTTTAATGTGCTATAATCAAAATGCGGTTATTGGGTGAAAGCCCAAGAAACCGCTCATTGTGGATTCGGACTTCCCGGCGGGAATCATAGAGCGGTCGAACCTTACCGCACTCAATGGGACCAGCGCCGTCCGCTTCAAAACCCAGCGGCGCATGACGAACAAGATATCACATCCACCCGGCGGGGTGTCCACAGTGGACACATTTCAAAAAAGAAAGGAGCTGCACAATCATGGGGAACGTTATGGAGAACCTGATCGAAACCATTTACAAAACGATTGACGTGATGAAAACATTGGGCTGCATCCTTTCTGACCTCTTCCGAACGAAGTCTATGTTCTGGATGCGGAAAAACAAGAAAATCGTAATGATGCGGCGGCATTCCCGCTGCCGCTTTGTAAAGAAGACCTGTCATAAGATGCGGCATCGTGAGCCGCGGGCAGAGATCGGAGGAACCGGCTGTATCTAAGGCGCGACCGACCTGCTATTCGGCGAACACTTACTGACATCATTAGGTACGAGATCACTTAAAAATTTACGGCGGCTTTTCAAGCAACTGCAAAAGGCCGCCGTTTTTATGTCGCTTTAGCTCAACCGGAAGAGCTGACGGCTCATAACCGTTTGGTTGCAGGTTCAAATCCTGCAAGCGGCATTCTATAAATTCCCGTAGCTCAATTGGTAGAGCATCGGTCTCCAAAACCGAAGGCTGAAGGCTCGGTCCCTTCCGGGAATGCCAGGCGCGCACCCTATGAGGGGGCGGCGCGAATAGCGGGGCATCCAGCCGCGAAAGTTCTGGATGCAGCGGAACCTTATCTCTTGAGCCTCCTGGCGAAATTGATATGCGGTGGAATGCAAGGTTCCGCTTATTTTGAATTTGGCTTGAAATGGCACGAGTGTATAACTTGAGCGGTTTCAGGCTTTTTGTTTTGCCAGAAAGGAGGGATTCACTATGAAATATGGCGTTCCGTATCAAGGGAGCAAGAACAAAATTGCACAGTGGATTATCTCCAATCTCCCCTCTGGGGACACACTGATCGACCTGTTTGCTGGTGGCTGTGCCGTTACCCATGCCGCGATACTGTCTGGAAAATGGAACCGCATTGTCGCGAATGACATCGGTGATGCGCCGCAGTTGTTCATGGACGCTATCCACGGAAAGTATGCCAACGAAAAGCGTTGGATTAGCCGTGAGGAGTTTCACCGAATAAAAGATTCCGACACTTACGTTTCGCTTTGTTGGAGTTTCGGAAACAATCGAAGCAGCTATCTCTATGCCAGGGAAATCGAGCCGTGGAAGAAAGCTCTTCATTTTGCAAGAGTGCATAATGATTATAGTCTATTTCGTGAGTTCGGAATAAAAACAACCGGAAGCAAAAAAGATATTTTAGAAAACGAATCCGTATATAAAGAAAAATACATAAAATGGTGGCTTTCTCAGCAACCATATAAAGCGGATAAACTCGAAGAGCTTATTCGCCAAACGGAGTCGGACATAAAAAAATCGGAAAAGGTTCTTAGAGATTATCTTTTAGCCGGATTAAAACAATCTGGAATTTCGCAATCTGAAGTTCAAAAAAGACTCGGAACGCAAATGGCTGGGCATTATTTTGGCCGCTCTCAATGGAGCTTTCCGACAAAGGAAATGTATCAAAAAATGCAGACATTTATGCCATATCCGACCGAGTATGAAGAACTTACAGAACTATACAACCTGAAAAAAAGTCTGGAAAGTCTGCAAAGTCTGCAAAGTCTGCAAAGTCTGCAAAGTCTGGAAAGTCTGGAAAGTCTGGAAAGTCTGGAAAGTCTGGAAAGTCTGGAAAGGCTGGAAAGGCTGCAAAGGCTGCAAAGTCTGGAAAGGCTGCAAAGTCTGGAAAGGCTGCAAAGTCTGGAAAGGCTGGAAAGGCTGGAAAGGCTGCAAAGTCTGCAAAGGCTGGAAATACTGCAAAAAGATTATGCGAAAGTTCAAATCCCGGATGACGCAATTGTGTACGCAGACCCACCATATAAGGGAACGGACAGCACCGGCTATAAATGCGAGTTCGACCATATGGCTTTTGAACAATGGCTGGAAAAGGTTCCGTTTATGGTGATCGTCAGCGAATACGAAGCGCCTGCTGGATGCGTAGAAATTGCAAGCATAAAGAAGCAATCCACTATGGGCGCTGGTAACAAAGGCGGGTGCAAAACCGAGAAACTATTTGTTCAGGAAAGGTTCTCGAACAAATATAAAAGCCTAATGCTGCTGGAACATGGGCAACAACTGACAATGCTATGACCGAACGATTATTGAATTGGCTCAAGGGCCTGATTGCATCCGGCGATGTGCATTCGTTCTACTGCTCTTCGCAGTGGGTGCGGCTGTCGCATGAGGTGCTGGACATGGACAAGCACGAGTGCCAGATTTGCAAGCAGCGCGGTCGATACCGGCGCGCCGACCTGGTCCATCATGTCAACCATGTCAAGGACGCACCGGAAAGGGCGCTGGACATCTGGTATACAGATGCAGACGGCAACCGGCAGCGCAACCTTATCAGTGTATGCAAGGACTGCCATGAGACGGTCTGCCATCCAGAGCGGATGCGCAGATGCAAAAGCGCTCCGCCGTTGACGCGCGAGCGCTGGGACTGACCGGCTGTGTGAATCTTTCTCCTATGCCCGGTGTCCACCGTGTACACCCCCCTCCCAAAAAAACGGGGTGAGCGGGTCGGGGCCTTACTCGTGGTGTCCCTCGACTTTCCAGCTTTCCTCTCGCGCACACGTGCGCGCGGGAATCGTTGTGATGTTGCACAAAATTTGACGAAAGGATGATTCCATAGTGAAAACGGCAAAACCGCCCTCTCTTACTGCGGCTTGCAAAAAGTACAGCAAAGAATTGAAGGAAATCGAGGATGCGGCGAAAGCGGCAAACTGCGACACAAACTTTTTGTACCGCTCGACGCTCGACCGCTACGTCACCCAGCTGGATCTGTTGACGCAGGCACAGACGGACATGAACAAAAATGGCCTGACCGTCACGAAAGTCACGCCAAAGGGTGCCGAAATGGAAATCGCCAATCCTGCTATTCAAATCTATAACCAGACGGCCAGCGCGGCAAACTCCACCGTTTCGACCCTGCTGCGCGTCATCCAGCAGTTCAAATTTATGGTGGCGAATGCCGGTGAGGACGATGACCTCTAACATTCCCCCGGAGATTTTGGAGTACATCGAGCAGGTGGAGGCCGATAATCCTCGCGCCTGCCGGGAGCAGCATGCGCTTGTTGCGCTTGTGCGGCGCATTTTTGAAACAGAAGACGTTCATGTGGATACCGAGCGAATGCGGAAATATTTCCGCCTCGCCCGGTATTTTCCGTATGACAGGCTTTTTCCGTGGCAGACCTTTGTGCTGGGGCTGTGGTTGTGCACCTACCGCGCAGATAATACCCCCCGCTTCAAAACGCTGTTTGCAATGGTGGGTCGTGGTGCGGGCAAGGACGGCGTGATCGCCATTTCTTCGGCGGCGCTCATCAGCCCATACAACCCGGTCCCGCATTACAATGTGGACATCTGCGCCAACAACGAGGAACAGGCCGTCACCCCCGTCAAAGATATCGTGGAAGCGCTGGAAAATCCGACCTGGGAAGCAAAATTGTCAAAATATTACTACCACACAAAAGAGATCCTTCGGGGTCGCAAAAACCTAGGCGAGGTCAAAGGCCGAACCAACAACCCGAAGGGCCGTGACGGTATGCGTTCCGGTGCGGTCATCTTCAACGAGGTCCACCAATACCAAAATTACGACAACATCAAAGTCTTCGTCACCGGCCAGGGCAAAGTTGCCGAGCCGCGCGTGGGCTTTTTTACTTCCAACGGCGACGTCAGCGACGGCCCGCTGGACGACTATCTTGCACGAGGCCGCAGGATTCTGTTTGAGGGCGAGGCAGATGAGGGCTTTTTGCCGTTTATCTGCTGCCTGGATGCGAAAGACCAAGTGCACGATGAAAACAATTGGTGCATGGCAAACCCATCACTCCCCTACCTGCCCCACCTGATGCAGGAAATTCGGGACGAGTACCGCGACTGGCGGGAGCGCCCGGAACAGAACGGTGATTTCATGACGAAACGCATGGGCATCCGGGACGGTGCCAAAGAGATTGCCGTCACCGACTACGAAAAGGTCAGGGCCACCAACATCCCCCTGCCCGACCTGGCCGGGTGGAGCTGCACGGTGGGTATCGACTACGCCGAGTTGAGCGACTGGGCGGCGGTCAACCTCCACTTCCGGCGCGGCGATAAGCGCTTCGCCATCAATCACGCCTGGATCTGCGCACAGAGCAAAACGCTGACCCGCATCAAGGCCCCGTGGAAAACGTGGTGTGATATGGGAGTGTGCACCTATGTGGACGATGTAAGCATTTCTCCGTATCTGCTCACGGATTACATCCGGGATTCCGGGCGCATCTACAACATCAAAAAACTGGCGCTGGATAACTTCCGCTACACCATGATGGCCGAAGCGTTGCAGAGCATCGGCTTTGACGCAAAGGACAAGACCCGCGTGAAGCTAATCCGTCCCAGCGACATCATGCAGGTGGACCCGGTGATCCAGGACTGCTTCGACCGGGGCCTTTTCATCTGGGGCGATTCGCCTCAGCTGCGCTGGGCAGTCAACAACACCAAACGTGTGCGCAGCAGCCGCAGTCAGGGCGTGGATACCGGAAACTTCGTCTATGCGAAGATCGAGGCAAAATCCCGAAAAACAGACCCCTTCATGGCCTTGGTAGCTTCCATGGTCATCGAAACCGAGCTGGGCACCGGACAAGTTCAGCTCCCCAAAATCGGAGCAATATGCTGGTAAGGAGTTCAAACCATGTCATTTTCCGAAAAAGTAAAAGAGTTCTTGGGATTTCAGAAATCCGATGGGCTCAAGCTCCCCGCGCAGCATGTGGATGAGACCAATGTGCCTATCAACGCCTCGGCTGTAAAAAACTCCCTTGCCGACTGGATGACCTGTTGGGAGGAATACCGCCTGAGGGATCTGGCGTTCAATTGCTGCGTGAACCTCATCGCAAAAGCCATTGCAAACTGCGAGTTCAAGACGTTCGAGCGCGGACAGGCCGTTAAAAAAGATTACTATTACATGCTCAACGTGGAGCCGAACGTCAACGAAAACAGCACGGCGTTCTGGCAAAAGGTCGTCTACCGGCTCTATAAAAATAATGAGGCGATGATCCTTGCCACCCAGCGCGGCGGCATGCTGAATCTGGTCGTGGCAGACAGCTGGACGAAGCCGGAATACTTTCCGACAGCGGAAAACATCTACCGGCAGATTCAGGTGGGCGATGAACCGTACACCCGCGACCTGAAGGAAAGCGAGGTCATCCACCTTGTGCTCAACAGCGCCGATGCAAAGGCGGTGGTGGATGCGCTCTATACCAGTTACAACAAGCTGCTGGAAGCGAGCATGAAAAATCACAGCTGGAATGCTGGCCAGCACATGAAAGTGCATGTTTCGCAGGTCAATTCCGGGCAGGACAATTTCGAGGAGCTGTTTGCGCAGCGGTTGAACCAGCAGTACAAGCCGTTCCTGCAAAATGATTTTGGCATTCTGCCGGAATTTGATGGTTACGACTTTCAGCAGTTCTCGGAATCAGGCAAGACCGGCGACACGCGGGATATCCGGGCGCTTGTGGACGACATTTTTTCTTTCACGGCGCGGGGGTTCGGCATCCCTCCCGTCCTGGTTCAGGGCGAAGTTGCCGGGATCAGCGACGTAGTCACGCATTGGCTCACAACCTGCATCGACCCGCTGGCGGCACAGATCAGCGAAGAGCTGAACCGCAAGCTGTATGGACGCCGAGTCTGGCAGCGCGGCGACCGCGTGAACGTGGATACCTCGACCATCCAGCATTTCGACATCCTGAGCAATGCGGACAAGATTGAAAAAATCGTGGAAAGCGCGGCATGGAGCATCAACGAGCTGCGTGAAAAGGTTGGAGATTCCACCATTACAGAGGACTGGGCAAACATCCATTGGATGACCAAAAACATTGCAACGGTAGAAGCTATTGCTCGCAATGCCGCGACCGAAGCCAACCAAAAGGAGGACAAGAACAGTGCCTAAACCGTATTTTGATATGCAGCAGAGCGGCGAGGAAGCCAACATCTATATTTTTGGCGACATTACCAGTTTCCGGTGCATCGAAAATGATGTCAGCGCCTATCACCTGGCCAACCAGCTGGAGCAGGCCGGGAACCTTGCCGAGATCAACGTCCATGTGGACAGCTATGGCGGCGAGGTCTCGGAAGGCTTTGCGATTTACAACGCCCTGCGGGCCAAAAACGCACAGATCACGACCTACGCCGACGGATTTGTGGCCAGCGCGGCCATCTACCCGTATCTGGCCGGTACGCAGCGCATCGCCAACAATGTGAGCGCATTTTATTTCCACCCCGTCATTGGCGGCACCTACGGATATTCCGAAGACCTCCGCGAGGCTGCGGATGAACTGGACAAGCTGACCGAGATCGGCCTGGGTGCGTTTACAAACGCGGGCATGAAGGAGCAGGCGGCGCGGGACCTCATCAACAGCAAAACGTGGTACAGCCCCGAAGCTGTGCTGGAAATGGGCCTTGCCACCAGCATCCAGAAGGGTGTGCGCGGCGACGAGGCCACCCAGAGTGTGCACGACATGCTCATCCGTCAAACGCTGGCCGTTCCATCCCCGGCACTTAAAAAGCCGCCCCAGGAACCGCCCGCTCCACCCCAGAACAACCTGCTGAGCTTGTTTTCGAAGCTCTGACCAAACCGTAAAGGCGTGTCCAAACTGGACACGCCTTTTTGAATACCCAAAAAGGAGACATCAACATGAATCTGAAAGACATGTACCAGAAGAATCAGAAACTGTCTGATCTGCGCCAGCGGCTGGCCGCTGCCATCAAAGACAACAAGCCCGACGAACTGTCTGACGTCTTTTCGGAGATGTGCCAGACCATCGGCGACATCAATGCGGAGGAGTACGAAGCCCAGCTGAACGGTCTGAGGCAGCAGCTCGACAACTCTGCTCTGTATGCGCGCGGCATCCGGCAGCTGACCACGGAAGAGAAGGAATACTACCAGAAGATCAGCGACGCCATGCGCAGCGAGAACCCGAAGCAGGCCCTCGAAAACGTGAGTGTCGTTTTCCCGCAGACCATCATCTCCCGCGTCATGGAAGACCTGACCGAGAGCCATCCTCTGCTGAGCAAGATCCAGTTCACCCCGACCGGCGGCGCCATCCGGATGATGCTGAACACCGACGGTCGCCACAAGGCCGCATGGGGTAAGCTGTGCGCAAAGATTATCGAGGAGCTGACCTCCGGCTTCAAGGAAGTTGACGTCGGCCTGTACAAGCTCTCTGCGTTCATCCCGGTCTGCAAGGCTCAGCTGGACCTCGGCCCCGAATGGCTGGACCGCTATATCCGCGCCATCCTGGCCGAAGCACTCGCCAACGGCCTGGAAGACGGCATCGTGATGGGCGACGGCAACGACAAGCCCATCGGCATGATCCGCGATGTGAGCGAGAGTGCTTCCGTTGTCGGCGGCGCATACCCCGAAAAAGCCAAGATCAAGGTCTCGGATTTCGAGCCCACCACCATGGGTAAGCTGGTCGCTCTGCTGGCCGTCACCCCGAACGGCAAGGACCGCAACCCGGATGACCTCATTTTGCTGGTCAACCCGCAGGATTACTACGAAAAGGTCATGCCCGCCACCACGATCCGCACCCCGGACGGCACCTATCGCAACAACGTCCTGCCCTACCCTGCCACCATCATCCCGGTTTCTGCTCTGCCGCGCGGTCAGGCCGTGTTCGGCGTGGGCCGGCTGTACTTTGCAGCCGTCGGCATGAACAAGGGCGGTCGGCTGGAGTATGACGACTCCTATCGTTTCCTGGAGGACGAGCGCGTCTACCTTATCAAGCTGTATGCGAACGGCTTCCCGGTGGACAACAATGCTTTCCTGAACCTCGACATTTCCGGCCTGCGCCCGCTGCATTACAAGGTCGAGACCGTCACCTCTCCTACCCCGTCCGCTGACGCCAACCTGGCCTCCCTGAAGCTGGGCAACCTGACCCTGACCCCGGCCTTCAGCGCGACCACTGCCAGCTACACTGCAACAACCGATACGGCCTCCAATGTCATCACTGCCACCCCCGCAAACGCCGGTGCGACCGTACAGGTCAAGGTCGGCAGCAAGATCATCGAGAACGGCAAGTCTGCCACCTGGGCCGAAGGCTCCAACACGGTGACCATCAACGTGACGGCGGAAGACGGCACGACCACCAAGGCTTACACCGTCACCGTCACTAAGTCCTGACCTTATGACGACCGTATGGGATGGCATCCGGGACGTGCTGCTCCCAGATATCAAGACCTATCTCGACATCACATGGGATGACGACGCAGTGGACACGAAGGTCTGGAACCTTACCGTGGGCGGTATGTCCTATCTGGACGGCAAGATCGGCGAGCCACAGGACTACACCGCGCCCGGTCTGCACCGGGACCTGCTCATGGATTACGTCCGCTACGCCCGCGACGGCGCGGCGGATATCTTTGAGAACAATTACCGTCATCTCATTCTAGCAGCGCAAAACGAAAGGCGGGTGAGCGCTTATGCCGCGCAAAATGCCGACCAGACCAACGAATGACATCTCGCAGAACTTCAACGCAGGCGTTTTGGCCGTTTTTTCGACCGAGGACGTCGCCGATGTCGGCCACCAACCCAAAATCAAGCTGAAAAGGAAGCTCTCGGCCTGCTACGAAGAGCAGCGGCTCGGCATCAACCGGCTGTATCTCAGCCGCCAGAACCTTGCGGAGATCGTCCGCGTGGTGCGGGTGCCGCGCGCACCGGTGCAGATCAGCAGCCAGGACGTGGCCCGGACCGAAGACGGCCAGTATTATCGCATCGACACGGTTCAGGTGGTGGAAAACTGCCACCCGCCCTCGATGGATATCAGCCTGCGGGCCGTCGAGGAAGATTTCGACGACCGCCTGAAGGAGGATGGAAAATGACGTGGAGCGAGTGCATCATCGCAGCCCATACCGCCGTCACCGACCAGGTGAGCCATGGCGGGCGGATGAAATCCAAGCGGTACTTCGTCTGGCAGGAGAGCAAGCCCCGCGATCTGATCGCGGACGGCATCCACTGCGAGCGCATCCATCGCGGCTCGACCAGCCTGTACACGCCCCTTGAGTTTGACCCGTGGGCGGACCAATTTGAGCAGTCTCTTAACAGCCGCAGCAACATTGCATGGAGCTGCGAAGGCAAATGGCCGGATGAAGGAAATACCCGCATCTGGCATTATGAGTGGAAGTGGGAGGTGGTGGAAAATGGCGAAGATCACAGCACCGAAAGCATCTGAGTACATCCGCAATCTGAAGACGCTGGAGGACCACACAGACGCACTGTGCAAAATGGCCGTCTATGCGGGCGCGAAGGTCGCGGCGGATGCAATCAATGCGGCGATTGATAACATCACAGTCCACAATCTGCCCCCCGGAAAAACCTATTACTACCTGAAGGAAGAGGACCAAAAAGCGGGCGTAATGCTGGACGGCGTGACAAAGGCTCAGGCCAATGGGCTCAAAAAGGGCCTTGGTATCGCCGTCATGGAGTACAAAGGCAAGGCATGGAATACTATAGTCGGCTTTGATGGGTACAACGACGTCAAAACCGAGACCTACCCCAACGGCCAGCCGAATGCTCTGATCGCCCGCAGTGTCGAGAGCGGCAGCACGATCCGCAACGCAACACCTTTTATTGCCCCCGCCGTTGAAAGCATCATGAAAGATGCCGAAAACGCAATGCAGATCACGGTCGAGAATAAGATCGCGGCCTTGATGAAAGAATGATGCCCGGAAGGTGTCCACAGTGGACACCTTCTTCTTTTTTTATTTGGAGGAAAAAACATGCCTGAGAATCCGAAAAGCATTGTGACGACCGGTTTTTCAAACATCCATGTCGCGCTGTATGCAGCCGACGGTGGGAACGTCACTTACACCGGCGTCCGCAAGCTGGGCCGCTCGGTGAGCATGAGCACCGATATCTCGACCAGCGATGATAACAACTTCTACGCCGACGACCGGCTGGCCGAGACCGAGACCGGCTCCGCCTTCACGGACGGTTCCGGCACCATGACCATTGACGGCCTGAGCCCGGACGACGAAGCCTTCCTCATGGGCCTGAAGGCGGGCAACCCTGTGCAGGTGGACAGCAGCAACAGCGTTGAGACTCTGGAGTATGGTGCAGAGATGGAGCCGCCTTACATCGGCATCGGTGCCGTGAAAAAGGTCCAGCGGGACGGCAAGAGCTACTGGGGCGCCATGGTTCTGGCAAAATGCCGCTGCAAGGTGCCCGGTGACGACGCCACCACGCAGGAAGATCAGATCGACTGGCAGACCCAGGACATCGACTTCACTATCATGCGGGACGACAGCGCGAAGAACCGTTGGAAGATCATCCCGAAGACCCTGTTCACGACCGAAAGCGCGGCGGTGGCCTTTGTCAAGAAAGCTCTGGGAGGCGAATAACGGATGAACGACAAGTATGTTGTGTGGACGAATATCAAGGGCAAGAAATTTCCGCTCTGTCTGACCATCGGGGCGGCGGATGTGCTGGAAAAAACGTTTGGCAATGTCAACGCGGTCGTGGAGAGCGTCACCGCTCACGCCGACAAGCAGGAACTGGCCGAAATGATGCGCGTGATCCTGACCGTGCTGCGCCCGCTGGCGGAAGCTGGCAAGGCGTATCTCGCCGCAAGCGCTTCGTTTTCCGGCGAAAAGCCGAAAAACACCGAAGACCTTCCGGCAGATGATGTTCTTCAGGCGATTTTGTCCGGTACTGAGATCGTCGAGCTCTGGGCCGACGTTGCCATGGCTCTGCGCGGCGGGTCCTCCCGCGATGTGGAGGTCGCAACGGATAACAACCCAAAAAACGGCGAAACCGCCATGTGATCCGGCTGAATACCACATGGTATCTGTATTACGGCCGAAAGCTCGGCATGACAGAACGCGAAGTTCTCGCCTGCCCGCTTGGCCGAATGCTGGATTATATGGCGTGTATGCAGATCGAGAACGGTGCAGACCAGAAAGTCTATGCCGATCTCGATGCGCTGGCGGCGATACGATGAGGAGGTGGTAGCGCTTGGCAAAAACGGACATTGGCCCACGAATCAGCGTTGAGGGCGAGAGCGAATACCGCAAACAGATGCAAAACATCATCCAGCAACAGAAGGAGTATTCCTCTGAGCTGAATCTTGTCACTGCACAGCTTGGAAAAAACGCCACCGCACAGCAAAAGGCCTCCTCCATTGCCTCTGTGCTGAAAAAGCAGATCCAGAATCAGGAATCTGCCCTTTCAGCGCAAAACACGATGCTTCAAAAAGCAGTTACCAAATGGGGCGACGCCAGCAAAGAAGCATCCGGATTCCGCACTGCGATCAACAAGACCAGCGCCGAACTGGCAACCCTCAAAAGTCGCTTGTCTGACGCAGAAAACGGTCTGGGCGAATTTTCGGACCAGACAAAAACGGCCGGCGACGACCTTGCTGCCTCTGTGACGGCGGGCACGTTGGCCGCAAAAGCCTATGCGACCATCGGCAGCGAACTGCTGTCGGCAGGCAAAAAGGTCGTTGAAGCGGGTGTCAGCTATAACGCCCAGCTGGAACAGTATCAAACGGCACTGACCAACATGCTCGGCAGCGCATCCGATGCGGAAAACGCACTGGAGCAGATCAAGCAGGACGCGGCCCGGACCCCCTTCGACACGGCGGGCCTTGTCAAGGCCAACGAGCTGCTGATCTCGACCGGCGTTGATGCAGATTCTTCCCGCAAGGTCATCCTCGCGCTGGGCGATGCGGTCTCTGCAACCGGCGGCGGCAACGAGGAGCTGAGCCGGATGGCCCAGAACCTCCAACAAATTAAAAACGCCGGAAAGGCCACGGCAGCAGACATCAAACAATTTGCCTATGCGGGCATTGATGTCTACGGCATTCTGGCCGACTACACCGGCAAATCGACCGCCGAAGTGCAGAAAATGACCGTCACCTATGACGTGCTGACCGCTGCACTGGAAAAGGCCTCAGACGAGGGCGGACGGTACTACAACTCCATGTCCACCCAGAGCGAGACGCTCAACGGCCGGATGTCCACGCTGACGGATAACGCCACCCAGCTGGCGGGTCTTATGACTGCTGATCTGACCGACGGCATCAAAATGGTCGTTGGCAACCTCAATGATATGACCGTTGCGGCGACTGAAGCATACAAAACGGACGGCTGGGTCGGTCTGGCAAAGGAGATCGCGTCGCTGAATCCTCTGATCTCAGGCGTAATCAGCGAGATGTCTGCTTTGGGCGATGGACTGTCTACCATTGCCCAAAATGCGATCAGTGTCCTCGATCAGTGGAGCTACAAGCTCAACAAGGCGCTGGGCAAGGACGCCTATGCAGGGTATGACAGCTACGAAGACTACCGCTCACAGACGGACAGCCAGAAAAACAAAAACCGCCGAAGGCAAGAAGCCCTGGCCGGAAAAGGTATCTCAAACCAAAAGCAATACGACCGGCTGCATCCGACCGTAAAGCCCCCGACAAGCAGCGGAAGCAATACGCCGACCGGGAGCACGACCCAAAAAAACAAAAAGGCCGCTGCCGACCAGAAGAAGCTCGCCAAAAGCGTGACCGAAACCAACACCCAACTGTTGGAGGGCACCGGCAACATTGTCGGGGCTATCAAGCAGGTGACGGAAACCGCCGATAACACCTACAACGTCTACGACGGAACGACCAAGCAGCTCAAAGGCACGACGCAGGAAACCGCCCAGACCGTCACCCGGACATGGACCGAGATGGTGGACGGCATCCAGAAAAACTACAAACAGGTCGTCACCCTGTTAAACGGCGTGGAGCAGAGCAGCAAAACGACCGTTGAAAACGTCAATCAGACCCTTTCCAGTTCCAGCACGAACACGGAAAAGCTATCCGGCGTGGAAGGCGTGGAAGGAACTCTGAATCGTACTACCCAAACCACCCAGGAAATCCAAAAAGTCTGGAACGAATCCACCGGCCAGATGGAGGACAAAGTGGTCTCCACGGGCAAAGTGGTTACAGAAACGTTCAACCGTGTCAAAGACGGCGCGCTTGAGGCTGTCACTCAAATCAAGACATTTGACGAAGCAGGAAACCTCCTGAGCACAAAAGAGCAGACGGCGAATGTCGAACGTTCGAACACCTCAACCAGCACCAAGACTCAGAAAATCTATGGCCAAGAGGGTGTACAGGGAGCACTGGAACGCACCACTCAGACCACAAAAGAGCTGCAAAAAGTCTGGAATGAAGAGCTTGGGCAGTACGAGGATAAAATGGTGGAGACGGGCAAAACCGTCACCGATAGTTTTATCCGGATGAACAACGGCATCGCCGAAGCGGTTACTCTTACCACAACGTATATCGGAGACCAGGTCGTTGATACACAGGAGCATATAGAACCCCTGAAAGAAGAAATCATCGGCGTTCAGGGTACGGTGGGCAGCTTCTCGCAGTTCATCCTTGACCTCGATACGAAACTGGGCGGTCTGGAACAGGCGGCTTCCAACCTGAGCAAAAGCCCGCTCGGAAGCTGGTTTTCGGACTTGGCGAAAGGATACCGCGCAAGCGACAGCTTTTTTGACAACATCGACGTGCCAGGCCTGATTGTAGGAGGGCTTGTTTCAGCGGCTACAGGTTACATGAAGGGCGGCATACCGGGAGCAATCGCAAGCGCGGGCCTGTCCATTGTTGGCAACCTGATCGGGACAAATCTTTCCGGTCTGGCCAATGAGTCGAACAACTGGGGCGCAGACCTTGTCACCGGCATGGCGAACGGCATGAAAGAGGCTGGCGGATTTTTGGCCACTGCCGCCAAAGGGCTGGCCGAGACCGTGAAAAGTTTCCTGCATTTCTCCCGCCCGGATGTCGGCCCGCTGCGGGAATATGAGCAGTGGATGCCGGACATGGTCAAAGGCATGGCCAAAGGGATCACCGATAATGCCTATGTGCTGCGCGACGCAGTGCGCGGGCTGAGCGGCCAGATGGAAACTCAGCTCACCTATGACGTGGGCCGGGCCAGCTCTGCGCTCACCACGGCTTACAACACCCGGCGCATCAGCATGGGCGGCGTCAGCATCAGCATCTACCCGCAGGAAGGGCAGGACGCTGAGGAGATCGCCCAGTACACCATCGACAAGCTGCAAATGATGATCAATTCGGAGGCCTCCGCCAATGGAGAAATACCTGTATTTTAACGGCCACAGCTCGGACGAGTATTTCTGCCACATCGAGCACAAGCCGGAGATCCCGGTCCCGGAAGCCAAATACGAGGAGTATGAGGTGCCGGGCCGAAACGGAAAGCTCCATGCTGACCTTGGCTATTACGACAATATCACCGTGACGTATCAACTGTATTTCCACGGCAAAAACCCGACGGCGGAAGACGCCCGCACCGTCAAGAAATGGCTGGCCGGAACGCCGGGAGCACATCAGCTCTCCGATGGATACGACCCGTCGTTTTTTTATTTCGCCACGGCCAAGCCGGGCAGCATCTCGAACATCCTCAACAAGTACGGCCGGCTGTCGGTGGATTTTGACTGTGATCCGCGCCACTTTCTCGTGTCAGGCTATCAGGCTGCGGCACTGGAAAACGGACAGACCCTTCTCAACCCGCTGGATCAGGTGGCACTCCCCTATCTGGAGATCACCGGAAACGGCGCAGAGGGAAAAGTCGTCGTCAACGGCGTGGAATTTGCCGCCATGCCCCCGGCAGACCGGGTACTCTATGCCGACTGCGAAAACTGGGACGCCTACGTCACAGGCGGCACCAATGCCAACGCGCTTGTCGGCGGCACCTGGCCCACGCTGCGGTCGGGCGAAAATACGATCAGCTGGAGCGGCGGCGTGACCGGCGTGACCCTGACTCCAAGGTGGTGGACATTATGACGCCGATCTTACACGAGGCCGATGTAACATCCATCGGCAATTACGGTCTGGGCGCGCTGAAAGACGCCCTGAGCTGCACCGTCAGCTGCGAAGAGAACGGTGCGTATGATCTGACCCTCATCTATCCAATGACCGGTCTCCATGCGGAGCTGCTGGCCGAACGCAGGCTCATCAGCGCGGCCCCGTCCCGGTACGAAAACCGGCAGCTGTTCCGCATCTACCGGATGACGCGGCCCATCGACGGCAAAATCCAGGCCTATGCGCATCACATTTCGTATGACCTCAACAACTGTATCGTCAAGCCTTTCACGGCTGCGTCGTTGAGCGAAGCCATCACAAAACTCAAGGCCGGAATCGTAGGAGACTGCCCGTTTGATATTTCGGCCAGCTACGATACTGCAGGCACGTTTTCGGTCTCGAAGCCGATGACCGTCCGTGCGGCGCTGCTGTCCAGCAACAGCGACAACCTCGCCTCGGTCTATGACGGTGTATGGACGTTCGACGGCCTGAGCTGTGTGCTGCGCAAAAAAGAGACCGTTGACCGCGGAGTCAAAATCGCATACGGCCTGAACCTGCTGGACGTCACCCAGGAAAAAAATATCGAGGACGTCTACACCCACGTCTATCCCTTCTGGATGAACGCCGAGAAGAACAAGTACTACGACCTGGAGCCCATCGCGGCTTCCAGCATCACCGGCTACCGGAAAATCTACCCGCTCGACCTCACTAGCTACTACCAGAAAGCGCCTTCGGACGCCAGCATGAAAAAGACGGCCGACGAGTTCATCCAGAAAAATGAGATCGGCAAGATCAGCGTCAGCCTGACGGTCTCTTATGTGCAGCTGGAAAAGTGTGTGGAGTACACAGGCTCTGGCCAGAGCGGGATTATCCTGCGCGGTGATACGGTCGAGGTGCGGTATCTGCGTTTGGGCGTGAGCGCCACGGCGCGGATCACCAAGACGGATTATAATGCACTGCTGGAGCGCTATGACTCCCTGCAAGTGGGCGACGCCAAAGAGCGCCTGGCCCGCACGACCATCCGGGAGCGCAGCCGCGTGACCACCACCAACGACCGGGCGGTGGATGCCAGCCGCGTGGCCACCGATTATATCGAGGAGAGCGAAACAGGAAGCATCAACTTCGGCGTCGGCGATTACTCTTACACCATCGGCAATGATGGACTGGAATTTAATGGCATCCGAAACCGAACACCTCTCAAAAATTTCGGAGATGTGACCAACTGGAGCGCAGGAAAAGTAGATTTCGACCTCAGTCGATACTCTGCACTCCTTATTACGTTTGAAAGCTACAAAGGTTCTACCTGGCTTGCATCTGGCGGTGGAGCCGGGACGGCATCGGTCGTTATTCCGATTGGCTCAAAAGATTGGAATGGCAGTCCGAAAAAATACTCCATGATATATCCGTGGAATACAGTACACCGGCGAGATGTTTGGGCGGATTCTACCGGCGTTAATTTTGGAGATGCTTATGAGCGCACATCCCGTTACACGAAGCCGGTCGGTGTTTTGACTGTACCCATTGTGCCTGGTGTTACTACGCTGTCATACGACCTGGACATTCCGACCAGCGATGGTTGGAAGAAAGATAACAGTCTTTGTGTTCCAAAAGAAATTTACGGGTTTCTGTGAGGCGGATGATGAAAAAACAGGATTATTTTTACCAATGCAAAATTGATCCTACTGGCCGACTGTATTATGGCTCCTGGACACACAAAAGCGTTCTACCCAAACAGCTGCCTGACAACGAGGTGCTTTTTGAGGAGTTCCCAGATGATGGAGGCAGTGGGGAAAACTATCTCTGGGACGGAAAGACATTGACTTACGCTCCATTGCCCGAAAAGGAGGACGACAATGCAAACAATCAAAATTGATTTTGACAACCCCGGCCTTCCGCAGCGTATGGACGTTGTAGAAAACGACGCGCAGAGCCGCTTTTTCAAGGCCGTGCTGTACAAAAACGGCAAGGCATACGCTGCGCCGTCCGGTGCAACGTACAGCATCATGTACCGAGGGTTCGGCCCCCAGAATGAGGGCTGGTATGATACCATCAACGACGGCGCTGGCAAGCGGGCGGCCTGCTCGGTATCCGGCAACGTCGTCACCTGCGAGATCGCACGTCAAGCTCTCCGCGTCCCAGGCCATGTCAGCGTCGTGCTCTGCGTGACCGGAAGCAATGGCTATATGCTCCACGGCTGGCCCATTGACTGCAACTGCCGCAACGACAATTATACCGGTGGAACGTCGGTGGAAAGCTTCTTCTATATCACTCAGGTCACCAACGCGGACTGGACCTCGGCAATCCAGACCTGGGAAGAGCTCAAGAACATGATCGACCCCACCCTCTCCCTCTCTGGTAAGGCGGCGGATGCGGCGAAGGTGGGAGAGGCGGTTTGTCAGCAAGCATATCTGACCAATCCTAAAATCGATAAAAATTTATATATTAAAGATGATTGTACTATTTTAGGTTATGATGGTTGGGACCTGTTAAGTATCCCGGTGATTGCGGGTGACAAAATTATTGTTTACAGCCCGGTTGATTCAAAATATAACGCTATGTATTCTGCCGACGCTACCAAATATAAAAATTTCGTGTTAAAAAATGGGATAAATTACATTGATATTCCTGATGGTTATAGAGAATTGAAAATCTCCAATGAACGAGAAATCGCGAAAAATGTTCGGTTCTTTGTCCTTCCAATGGAAACAATAAATAGCAACAAAGAAAAGCTAAAAATCGCTGACAACGGAAAATTTCTGCTTGACGAAATTCCATATACGTATATCAACAATGCGGACGGAACTGAACGAAGCTCCGACGCCTATTCATCATCAGACTACATCGATTTAACCGGTCATAAAAAATTTGTAATTGAGTGTCAAGAAGATTCTGAAAGCAATGCCTTATACGATGAATCTTATAATTTTTTGCAGGGAATAGAATATAAAGCAGGATTTACAGAATTTGTGATTCCAACTAATGCAAAATATTTGAGAATATCATGCCACACTAATTGTCTAAAAACAGCAGGAGTTATTTTTGACAGCTCGATTTCATATCGAAATTTCACACATAACGGAGCGATTTTGCCGCGAGTAAAAGGGTGGGAGAGTGACCGAGAAACAATCATTGATGAAGCGTATCATATGTTGTTAAATGTATGCAAAAAAAATCCTGACATCATTCCAATTTTTGTATGCACCGATAGTCATAGATGGTCACCTCAACATCCGCAAAGATATGTAAACAACATTGATACAGATGGAATGAAAATAGCTAATATAAACCTAGGTGATGATGTTACCGAACATTGGGATGACTTAAAATTTGATACAATATATAATAATATTAGATACATAAAAAACTATATTGGTGTGTGTGGTAATCACGATAAATGGGATGGAACAAGCACAACAGAATATTTTTTACGTAGGATTTTTACTTCTAAAAAAGCAAGATATATTGCAAAATCAAAAAGATGCTGTTATACAGTGAAGGATAATTTGCATAACGTGAAATATATTATTTTTGACCCTTACTATGCACCAAATTCAGGGGTACCAATGGTAAGCGTTCCAACAGTCGTTGCTACATGGTTCATAAAAGAATTATCCAAAAATGATGGGTATGATATTATTTTCCTAAATCACCAACCATTGACTGATAACAATATACATAGAGATGGAACAAAGCAAACGTGGAAAATGGAGTCTTATGAGGAGCCAATTTTTAGTGCGTTATTTAACGTTTTGAAAAACAGAAAAAACAAGCGTAAAGGTACTTATACAGACACAGACGGAATTGCTCATCAATATGATTTCAGCCAATGTGAAAACGATTTATTATGCTTATTACACGGACATTCGCACGAAGAGCTGTATTATATCGAAGATGGACTGACAAGTTATGTATGCGACTGGGACGGCGCTGAATCAACAGGCTATAAATCCACATTTATAGCTATTGATAGAAGCAAAGAAATATTAACAGCGTGGATTGCAAAAGGAAGTGAAAATGTTGAACCTGCGCTAGAACTAAAAATTAACTAAATAGGGCTTTATCCCACTAACAGAAAGGACGTGACATGATGGCAAAAACTATTTTGGATGTTTCCCGCTGGCAGGGCCGCATCGACTGGGGCAAGGTCAAGGCAAGCGGCCTTGTCTCCGGCGTGATGCTGAAGACGGTATCCACCAACAGCAAGTTTTCCAATCGCAAGGACGGGCTGTACATCGACCCGACGTTTGAGCACAACTATGCCGAGTGCAAGCGTGTCGGCTTGCCGGCTGGCGTGTACTATTACACCTATGCCGTCTCGCACACCAGTGCCGACGCAGAGCTTGCCCTGCTCAAGACTGCACTGGCTGGAAAAACCTTCGAGCTGCCGATCTGCGTGGATGTGGAGGACAACAAGCTCCGCAAGCTTGGCAAGCAGGCGTTGACCGACCTGACCGCGTATGCGCTGGCGACCATCGAGCAGTGGGGCTTCTACGCTCTGCTGTACACCGGTCTCAATTTCGGTGAGACCCGGCTGTATATGGGCGATGCTGCATTGCGCAAGTACGATGTATGGCTGGCAAGATATCCCAGAGACAAGAGCAAAACCAAACCAGAAGACAAGCCCAAAACAGACTTTTCTTTTGGCATGTGGCAGTACACCAGCAGCGCCAGCGTACCGGGCATCACGGGCAACGCAGACCTTTCCCACGCTTACAAGGACTACGCCGCCATTATCGCGAAAAAGGGGCTGGACAGGCTCCGGGAGGCGTAAGCCGAATGGAGAGTATCGCAGCCGCCCTCATTACCGGTGCAATCACGCTGATCGGCGTTTTAATTGCAAACAGCAAAAGCCAAGCCGTGACCGAAACCAAGCTGGAAGAACTGACCAGAGAAGTCCGGGCACACAACAATTTCGCCCAGCGCATCCCCGTGCTGGAAGAGAAGATGAAGGTCGCCGATCACCGAATTGCCGACCTCGAAGAAAAGGAAAGGAACTAATACCATGACCAACAAGATTTCCGCCGGAACCGTCGCCCGCACCGCCGTCCTCGCGCTGGCACTCACCAATCAGATTCTGAGCGCAACTGGCCACTCCCCGCTCCCCATCGAGTCGGAGCAGCTGGAGCAGATCATCACCACCGGCATCACCGTCGTCGCTTCCCTCGTGGCGTGGTGGGAGAACAACTCCTTCACATCTGCCGCCATCCACGCCGATCACGTCCTCAATCAGATGCAGGGCAAGAAGTAAGGAGCAAACCCTATGATTGTGCTAAGCGTATCTCTCGCATCCAATGGCATTGTTAAAGTGCCGGGCTATGAGCAGCTGGTGCGCTTTGGCTACACCAAAAACCGGGGCGTGTACCGCCTTGCCGTCGCAGCAACCGGCGAGTGGGAAGGTCTGACCATCCGGGCATTTTGGCATGTGCCTGGCGGCAAGGACCCGGCATCCTCGCTGGTGACGGACGGCTATGTGGACGTGCCCGCCAGCGTGACCGCACAGCCCGGCAATGGGTGCATCACTTTTGAGGGCAGCGACGGCACAAAGACCGTGACCAGCGAAGACCTGCGTTACCGGGTCGGCCCCAATTCTGGCACCGAAGACGGCATCCTCCCGGAACCGGGTACCCCGGCATGGGAAGCGTTTGTCAAGGAAGTACACGAATCACTCCACATTGCCACCGATGAAGAGGTCGATGCAATGCTGGACGAAATATTTGACGATTGAGAGGAAACATTATGGCAGACTACGACATCAACCACATTACGAAACTGGGCCACCTCCAGAAGCTCGCTCAGAAGGAAAATCAGAAAGCCAACGCTCTCGCGACCCGCTTGGACGCGCTGGAAAGGGTCGGCGCACAGGCCAACAAGATCGAGAGCATCAAGGTGAACGGCACCGCCCAGACCATTGCATCCGATAAGAGCGTCAACATCACGGTTCCCACCAAGACCAGCCAGCTGGCCAACGACAGCACCTTCCAGACCAGCGCACAGGTGGTGGCTGCTATTAACACCGCCATTTCCAAATCCGGCCACGCATCCTTCCAGAAGGTCGATGCAGTGCCGAAAGTCGATGCCGCACAGGAGAACATCCTGTATCTGGTGATGAACACCACCACCAAGCATTATGACATCTACGCTAAGATCAAGGGTGACGGCGACAGCTACACCATGGAACTGCTGGACGACACTACCGTGGACCTGTCCGGCAAGGTGGATAAGGTGGCAGGCAAGGGTCTGTCTACCAACGACTACACCACCGCAGAAAAGACCAAGCTTGCCGGAATCGCAGAGGGTGCAAACAAGTACGTTCACCCGTCTCATACCGCAGCAACGATCGGTCTGTATAAGATCACCGTGGACGCACTGGGCCACGTCATCGCCGTGACCAAGGTCACCAAAGAGGACATCACCGGCCTGGGCATCCCCGGCACCAACACGACCTATGGCCTTGCATCGACCACCGCAAACGGCCTGATGTCCAAGGAAGATTATGCAAAGCTGAACGGCATGGTGCTTGCGACCGATACCGAGGTTGATGCCATGCTGACCGAGGTGTTCGGGTCTTAACGGAAGGAGCAGCACATGGCAAGTACAAAACTCCCCTCGCTGGAACAGCTGAAACGCTCGTTGTCTGCTTGTCAAGGAAAAATCGCAGAAGTGCTCAGTGCTGTCAGTGATGCTCTCTCCGAGATGGACGAGAAAACAGCGTCAAAAGAAGATCTGGACACACTGACTCAGCAGCTCATGACGGGCGAACTGCTGGTCGTGCTGACGGCATCGGATGGTTCTGTGCTTGTCACCGCAGACAGCAAGGCCCTGACCGCGAATAGAAAGATTGGAGGATAATTTAATGGCAAATATTCCTATTACAAGTCTGCCAACTGCATCTGCACCTAGTGCAAACGACTATCTGATTTTACAAGGTACGAACACCCAGAAAATCAAGTGGTCGGCACTGGTGAACAAGCTTTACCCGGTAGGTTGCATCTATCAGAGTACCAGCTCGACCAGCCCTGCGAGCTTTCTGGGAGGCACATGGGAACGTATTAAGGATAAGTTTATTCTGGCCGCTGGCGATACTTACGCAGCGGGGAAAACGGGCGGCGAGGCAGGACACGCATTGACTGTTGCTGAGATGCCAGCTCATAGACATGAGGGTATCGATATTGATAATCTGTACTGTTTTGGCTGGGAGAACGGAAGCCGCACTGGCGTGAATTTCAAGAAGTTTTATGGAGGAACGTATTGGGGTGATGACGTACAAAATCGGCTTGCATCTGGGTACGCCGGTGGTTCTACTGCCCACAACAACATGCCGCCCTACCTGACCGCTTACATCTGGAAGCGCATCGCCTAACGAAAGGAGCATATAATCGTGAAAATCATTGACATCAACGGCAACCCTATGGAAAACCCCGACCTGTCTTTGGGCTGGCTGGAAGACAAGACACAGACCATCCACCACGATGCTGTGGCGGGCGTGGAGGAGGTCAGCCACTACGAGACCCTTTCCGAGTACCCAAACGGCGGCAAAGACGTGCAGAAGGTGGTGGACGTGCCCGGCGTGGAAGCAAAAGACGCCTGGGACGAAGAAGAGCAGGTGCGGGTGTACCACTTGTACACTGCTGAGGAACTGGCCGCACAGGCTGAAGCCCGCGAAAAAGCTGAACAGCAGGCCAAGCTCCCCTCCACCGCCGAGCGTATTGCTGCATTGGAAGCGGCCATGCTGGACTTGCTGGCTGCACAGGAGGTATAACGGATGATCCAGTTTTATGTAACTCAAATCAAGCTGCATCAGTTTGACGGCGCTTTTACCATTGAGGATGTCCCTGCCCGCTGGCGGGCCCGCGTACAAGCTGCGCTGGACAAGGAGGCGCAGGATGGCTAAGCACATCATGGACGTTTCCCGCTGGCAGGGCCGCATCGACTGGGGCAAGGTCAAGGCAAGCGGCCTTGTCTCCGGCGTGATGCAGAAGACAAGGCGGACGCTGAGGAAATTACACTGTAAGGAGGATATCATGGCAAGCACTACATACGACCATTTTGCCAACCCCGGCAAAATGTACGCCGCACGAGAGCAATTTCGTCACGTCACGAAAATGGTCTGTGGACGTTTTCGCGACCTCACGAAAACATACCATCTCGGTAACGTCACCGTAATGGTGCGTAACGCCGGACAGCTCCCAGAACCGTTCTGGCTCGGTGCTGCCCGTGGCGGCGGCTCGTGTAGTGCTTCCCCCTGCGCTGCAAGGACTTGACCGACAGCAGATGACAGCCACTATCAAAACCGCACCGCTTGGGAGGGCTGACCGTAAGATAGCCTTACTGCGGTACGTTGAGCGGCTCCCACTGCCGGACATTGCAGCACAGACACATTACAGTCGGACGGCGGTAGGCTACCGGCTGAAAGGCATTGAAAAAATGCTGGATGTGTGATATAATACTTATAGTGTCCGAAGTAGCGTACACACACTTCGGAGAAAATGTGTACAGAGAGCCAGCGGAAGAACGTTTACCCGCTGGCTTTTCTTTTTGCGCGATTTGTGGTATAATAACACCAACAAATCCACCCGGCCTCTCGAAGAAGCGCATTAGGGTGGATGTCTGAACCCGTCAAGCCTCTCAACGATGCGTATCATGGCGGGTCTTTTTGTTTTATTCACACTAGTTTTGTCGAAGCTCTTGTCTTGCAAGTCAAAACGTGATATTTTATTTTTGCTTCCAATGTGAAGCTCTTAACAGTTAAGCGCTCATGCGGATTTTTCCGTGTGGGCGCTTTTCTTTTTTGTCCTTCGTTGTACCTTTGTTGTCCTTCGATTTTTGCTGATGCGGTACACTGGATGCACAAGGAGGGATGTATTATGAGCTATTATCCGGCACCCGGAGCGCCCTACGTTCCGCAGCAGCCTGTCAATCCTTACGGCGGCATGGGCACGGTAGGTCTTGCCACTCCCCTGCCGAACACGCAGATGCAACAGGCACAACCGCAGCGTCCGCAGCCGATGAATGGGCAGCAGCCTGTTCAGCAGTCGGCACAGGATGGCGGCTGGCTGCTTGGCAGACCTGTTTCCAGCAGGGAGGAATTTCTGGCAATACCGTCAGACCTGTACGGAAGACCGACTTACTGCCCAGA